AGTACTCCTCGTAGTCATCCTCCACATCGCAGCAGTACTCATGCGATGAGTACTCCTCGCATACCTCGCATAGGTAGTAATTCTCACTGCGACAATCAGTGCACACCCAATCGTCATTATTTACGCACACCGAGTCAACGCCGTAACGGGTACCGCTGCACGCGAACATCGTGTCGCAATCAGCACAAAACCAAGCGTTCAAATCTTGGCAATCTTGGCACCATTCTTGAGTGCCGTTGCGAGTAGTGATCGTGTAAAGGTCGCACTCATCATCGAACGAATCGCCGCACCTCTCACACTCGTAAATCGTGACCGCATCCTCGACTACCTCAAGCACGGATTCATTTAATTCATCTTGCATAGTGACTCCAATCACCGCGCCTCGGACATCTGCCGAGGTCGCTGCTGAAATTGTAGCGCGATTAAGCGTGGCCCTCGTGGCAATTAATAGCGGCCAAACTAAATGACCTGAACGAGCACCCATCGAGCACCCATCGAGCACCACCGGCCAACCATCGAGCCGCCTAAATCCGACCTAATCCATCGACTTTATAGGATACGAAAATAATCCATAGATCTGCAACACGGGCAAAAGCGCGGCGGCGGATGCGGAGGCGTGGGATTTTGTCGCAGTGCCGCGGGATTTTGTCGCAGCACCCCCAGAAAAATTATTCCAGGGGGGTAATAAAATTCCCTGGGGGTCTGCCAAAGTCAGTGGCGGATTGGAGTACACCACTGGCTAGTCGTGAGTCACACCTTGGTAAGGCGTATCGACTCTCGAATTAATGTTACTACGTCTTTGGTACCACGTGAAGTTTTTCTTGGGCGGTTATGTCCATTCACGCACTTGTCTATCTCAGCCCATTGCTCAGGTGTAACTTCAAACACGAAGTTCACCATCTCGCCACGGATCTTAACGGTAATCGAATCAGACATTACTGCACTCCGTAATCTTGACAAATGCTTGCAACTGCTTCGTTTAATTCATCAAACAGTTCTGCTATTGCTTCTTGATTAAGAGAGGCTCTGTCAATCATGTCCTGAGTAATCTCAGAAAACCAAAGAACTTCGGTATTGTCTGCCCCAAATGTTTTTACTTCCATCTCACCCTCCTTAATTGGTGTAACGACATACTACGCATACACCGGAGGACTTGTCAAGTATTGTTTTTTCTTTTGCGGTAACGTGCCACACGGATGCGAGTCGCTTGATTGTATGCATCGATGCACGGCTGGCAAGTCTCGTGCTCATTGTCTTTCATTTTTTGCCTGCGATGCCAAGCCCAACCGCGCTCGGTGCCATGCTCTACTTCTTTACGATTGGGAGGTGTGTAGCCAAGTGAGACAGCCACGATTCTTAGTTCGTGATAGTCCAAGCCTGACCACACACCCCACGCTTCGCGGTGAACTAAAGCCCACTCAAGACATTCCGTTTTGATTGGGCAGTTCTTACAGATGTATTTCGCTCTGTTGATCTTTTTAATGCGGTCGTCAAAGAAAAGTTTGGTCATGCCAATACATTTCGCTTCCGACCAGTCGACCATTAGAAGGCTGGTTCTACTTCCTTCTTCTTGGCTGAGTGTACCTCTGCCGTAGCGAACTGTAGGTCGGGGCCAACAGCCTGAGCGTTAAGGATAACCTTGCCCACTGTCTTGCCTTCCTTGTTTTCGTAACGGTCTTGAGTTAGAAACCCATTTACGATAACTCTGTCACCCTTGTGGAGTGAGTCTGCAACACCTTGGGCTAGTGTGCCCCAAGCAGTTACATCAAAGTAAGAAACGTATTCTTCTTCACCCTTTTTACGGTTAACGGCAACACTAAAGTTAACAAGTGCCATGCCGTTATTGATGAACTTGATTTCTGGGTCGGTTGTGAGTCTCCCGATAATGGTAGTGCTCATTTCTTATCTCTTTTCTGTTAATTACAACAGTGTAATTCTATCACCTTTCGGTCTCATCTAGCAAGGTAATCCACTGCTCTAATGTCATAACTACGTAGGCTTCTTTGGCACCACGATTACGACGCTTGATAATAGAAACACCAAAGTCAGCACGGGCGTTAGCCTGCTCGTGTAATGCCTCGTCAACGATGGTAGAAAGGGTTATCTTGCCCACGTTCTTGCACTCAAACACAATGCCAGGCAGACCGTTTAGATCTCCCTTGTCTATCGTGTTGCCAGCACCGTACCTACGTTCAATAGTGACACGGCCTCGTTCGTTGAAATAACGGGCAACGTCGCGCTCCCACTGACTGCCCTTAGCCTTCTGTGGTGTCGTCATACATACCCATTTTTTCCTGTATTTTTGTAAGTTCTTTCAAAAGTTCTTCCTTTGTCATTGATTTACTAATTTCATCAAAGACGTTATCTTTCTGTGGTGTCGTCATCGTCCCTCTGTCTAGCCATAATGTTTTTCATTGCTGTTGTAATGATCTGTTGGTCAACGCCAAGCGTAATAAGTTCTGTAAGGAATGGAATCATTACAGAGTCCACCGCCTCATTAATTGATTGAATTAACTCCTGCTTTTCCATGGTACAAGTCCTTTCTGACTGCGTTCCTTAACCATTCTACTTCTTTGCTTGGCACTAATCCCAGCACGGTATCCAATTTGCAGATAATCGTTTAATGCATCCTCAAGACATTGCTCTCTAACCGGACAAGGAACACAAACGTTTAAGATTTTTTCTTCTACGATGTACGACTTGCCTTTCTGCGGATGAAAGATGTTGACATCCATCCCCCTACATCTTGCTTCTTCCCTCCAACTCACTTTCTTCCTCCCTTTAATGCATCTTTAAATCCTGCTGGCATAGGCACCGACTCTGCTCTACGCTTTGCAAGTTCTTCTGCCCGACGGTTCTCGTAGTCTTCTATTTGTTGATAGACAACTTGGGTTCTATCCACGGGCTTTTTATTATCTCGTTCACGCTGTGCCAACATAGTCTCATAGTGCTTACGAAATTTCTCTGGCGACAAGATGACCGTGCTCCAGAAGTCATGGCTTGCGCACCACTCAATTAAAACCAACGCTTCTTCTTCTTTTCTTTTATCAAGGCGCACCATCTTTTCAAAGCAAGCAGCAACAGTATCATTTTCTCTAAAAGGCTTTTTGCCATTGGCAACTATCGCCTTCCTAAGTTCTTTTACCAGCCTTCGAGCGACCGTCCAAGACTCACTATCTTTACCCTTATCAGGAGAAATAGCCCTAACCTTGGTGACCGCTTCCCTTGCCTGTTCTTCAGTGATGTACCCATCTTCAATAAGAAAACAGATCGCTTTCCTGTAATCAGTTTCCATTCCTAAACTCATCCAGTGCAATTGTAAGGTACGTAATCATGTCAAGTAGAGAATCTTCGATGCCCTCGTTAGCCAACTTTGAGCCTTGTGCTGCTAATTGCAGACGACCCATCTTGTCATTGGCTCTCAGACAAGCACCCACCCATGAAGGTATCCCGAAAGAAAGGCTTTGTCTGATGTTGTAATAAGGGTTATCAGGTCGCCCATAGTCACGTGACTTCTTATCGTGCATCTCCTGCACTTCTTTTAGTATCTCGTTAAAGGAAGCGTTCATTAGCAACCATCCGTCCATTCTGGGTACAACCCGTGATTTCTATTGTAATAAAATACTGCTACTGCTTGTTGTTGGTATACGTCTGCTTCGTTGGGTGTAGCAGGTAAGCCCTTAATGTTCTGACGAGCGTACTGCCAAATCTCAGGCATGAATTGAAACATACCCTGAGCACCTGATACCACGTTGGTATCAATTACTTTGCCACGACTTTCACGATACGCAATACAAGCAAACCTCGTTTGTACATCTCTAGGCAAAGAAAGCAATGGTGGTGTAGGCATCGCTGTCTCCACCAAGACTGGTTGCGGTACTTCTACCGCCGGTGTTGGCTGTACAAATGACAAGGACGTAAGAAAAGCCCCCATCGCCAGCGTGGTCTTAATCATTGTTCTTTGGATGAGAAGGATGGTTCACCCTGCTCAACTGGATTTCAAGTTCGCGAATCTTCCTGTGTAGGTCGCGGTTCTCTATCATGTATTCCTCTACTCTGCCAAGAATTACTTCGTTCCTCTCGCGCAGGTAGTTAAGTTCAAGTTCGTGGTTCATTACCCTCCTCTGGGATGAATTCAGTTAATTTACTTTTGTTGCTAGGACAGCGATGTACTACTTCTTCTGCCCGTGCTTCCACTAATGTCAAGCACTTAGGGCAAACCCATTTTCTCATCACTCTCCTATACCTTTAATACATTGAACGGTGGCATCGCCATGTTGCTATGTCTGACTGTTACTTTTAAGGCCACGCGAACCGCTGTGTCTGGCTCTACCTTTTGCTCTGCCAATACAGCAATCGCACCAGTACCAACACTGTTACCAGCACCAATGGATGCATAGTTCTCCTTAAACTTAATTACCGAAAAGTCTTCATCTATTTCGTAGATTGCTTTCTTTGTTACCACTAACAGACTCCACTCGCCACCAGGGTTTGCTTCCATTAAGTGATTACGTAATGCGTATGGATCACTAAGACCTGACTTGCGTGCTAACTCGATGATGCGAAACGTTCCCGAACCACCAAGCAAAGCATCGCCTGACTTCCAAACCTTCGGTTCACCCGACAATTGGAATAGACCGCCATCCTCAAAGGCACCTGAGTCGCCACCAATGGCGTATGTCTTTCCATCTGTGTAACCGATAATTATTGTCATTAATCCCATGCTCCAAAAATACCAAGCAAAATAAAAACCAAAAACCCCACTGTTAAACCTAAAAATATTCTTTCAATCCAAATCATTTCGACTCCTTAAATTTTTCTGGCACAACACCTCGATAAGGCAACTGCTGTGGCTGTGGCTTAAAGGACGTACCACACAAGTGACACAGGACGACGGGAGCCTGTGCACTTATGTTGATACGCCAGTCATGCCTACATTTTGTCATGACAACTCTAAAATAATCCCAGCAATTTCGGCTTCTTCAAGGTCGGTCAACGATTTCAACGTACGCTGAACTCTTTCCTCACAGAACATCTTACGGTCTGCCGGTGAATCAAACTTGGCTGATAGTAAATCTCGCATCAAGTCCATAGATGTCTTTTCTTTGGGCTTTGCCGGTGCGTTCTGCTTAGCCTTAGTTGCACTGTTGCCATCATCGTCATCGTCAGCCACAAGGCCAAGAACACTCATGTAGGCGTAACGTCGAGCGTATGTGACAGCACTACCCTGAGCCTGTGGGTCATCCTTAACCATGTGTAGTTTCATTGAGTAAGCCATGAACTGACCTGACTGGTGAAGTAGGTATGTCAACAACGCATCTCCACCTGCCTCATCATGGGTAATGAACTGGCTTATGGCTAGGCCATGCTTGGCTAGCACTGGGCTGGCACTTGCTACCACGTCGGGTAGTGCTGCATACTTGCTCTTAAAGAATGGGTTTGTTGACCCCTTCGGTACTGCGCTGAACTCGGCTTGAGCCGCTACCAGTGCTGTTGCTAATTCGTTAATCTCATTGCTTTGCATTTTCTTCCTCCTTAAAGTAAGAATCTAAAGTGTAACCAAGTGCCGCAAAAGAAGTCATGATAGTTTCCATAGCCTCCATTGCTGCCTCGTAATTGCTTAAAAAGCCTAACCACACTGAATCACCAGTGTCAACTTCTTTTAGAATGACTCCATAACTATCGCCATCCATCATGTCGGCGTACAATTCCAACTTGGTCCTGTTGCCTTCCATGGTTACTATTGGGTAATCAACCATTTTCTACCTCTCTCTTTGTTATAGAACTCTCTGTAATGCGTACTTGCCCCTCGCCATCATCGTGACACAAGGATCTAAACATGCAGTACTCACACTGCCAAGCACTTGATACTGGATTAAGTATCACCAAGTTGCCATCGTCATTGATAGCCAAACGGTCAGGTAGGTAACCAGCATCAATGTTGAAGGCCATGCCTTCCATGCGTGCCAACTCCTCTGTCGCCAGTGGCTCCCACTCCGAACGTGGAATGTTGAACTCAGCAAGAAAACGATTAACGCCTTCAATGCCCATGTTGTTGGCCTTCTGCTTAGACAACGCCTCAAAGGTAATCGAACCCATAACAAGAGTCTCAATGCGAATGTCAGGGTTCTCTGCTTCAATGCCTAGAGCGTTCATACCAGCCTGAACAATGGCTTTCTTCGCTGCACCCTTTCCTCCATCCTTGGAGAATGTACCGCGCATGCGTGACCAACCAACCTGCGAGTCAAATGACCATGTGCCCATAGTCTTTAATTCGTAAAGGATGTGTGTGCCACCGTACGTAGATCCAACATCGTGAACGTTGATAAGAGCATCACACGAACCAGAGATAGCACCTAACTGTGAGGCAACCTCGAACTGCGCTGACGGAAAACGTTTGCCTATCGCTTCTTGCAAAGCCTCGTGAACAATGGTTCCTAGGCCAGTAACCCAAGCACCTGATTCATCCATAGGTTCTGTAGGCGTGGCATCGAACGCCGCGTACCCTTGCTGTCGTCCACAACTGAACGCAGATGAATAACGTAGTGGAGTTCCTTTAGCCGTTGGCTTTGGTATTTGACTTTTAACATGTAGTTCTTCTACTAATGCAGAAGTAAGCACAGGGTTTGATACTTGATTCATACAACTCCTTCCTAGAGTGGATACAACAGTACACACTCATGGGGGGTTTGTCAAATACTAATTATTTCTACCTTCTCGTGGTAATCAATAAGGTGATCCATAATTTCCTGGATTCCATAGATAGAGCGTTGCGTTCCACAAACTTCACATTTGTATCCTCGAAAATCACCTCTATGTGTTAAAACGTTTTCGCCTGTTTCTTTGTCAACAATTCTTGCGTAACTCATATATTTAACAATCCTCCAAAGTCATGAGTTGTACTCTTAACCGCAATAAGGTTTGCCTGTACGTAGGGAATGTGGTTGTCGTGATGCCACTTGCTAGGAAAGAAACTGCGTAAGCATGACACCTGGAAACGTACACGACCATCAATGAAATCAGAGTATGTCTTGTCGGTGTGATACCAGAACGAGTTCTCGTTCCAGAACGCAATGTGTGTTGGGTCTTGGAACGCACCACGTCCATCACTGCTTGGGGTCATAGATAGCAACATGCCACCGTGTGCCAACTTGTCGTAGCACCATTCCATAAACGCTACCTTGTTAGGCAAATGCTCCATAAAATCGTGAGCACGGATAACACCAACGCTACCGTCGGCTATGTCCATGTCAAAGATGTCACCAACGTAGTCAACGCCAGGACCAGGGCGTAGGTCAACGCCTAGAAACCCTTCAGCCTTGTTGTGGTGTGCACCCAGGTCAAGGGCAAGCAGACCCTCACGCTTAGCCCAAGCCACGGCGTTACGCTCTACGGTCTGGTGATACAACTCCACGGTGCCAGTCTGAATCTCGGCGTTACGTACAGTTTGAGTGTTGTCTGGATGTACACGTTGCAGGTACAAAATCTCAGGAATGTGGTAGAACTTGGTTGCCTGGTACATACGAGCCATAATGTCTTGGTCGTCTAGTACCTCTAGATTGGCGTTATAGCCCCCTATTTGGTCGTATAGAGCCCTTCGGAAGGCTCTTAGGTGGTTAGGGGCATACCAAATGTAAGAAAGGTTGTGGGGGTATGGTTCAAAGGATAAAGCACCCTTGTATCCATCCTCTACGTAATACTTCCAACCGTGGGCTGGGTCAAACTCAGAATCGTCTGGCTTGCCGTCCTCAAGAATTTGGGCGGTGTCAGAGTAGACAAAGCCTACTTCAGGAAAGTTATCAAAGACCCACTCAACATCCATAAGCGCAGTGGGCAGAAGTATGTCGTCATGATCTAATTCAAGAAGAATGTCACCCCTGCAATAATCCATGCACTCACGTTTAAGAGCACCTACGCCAGTGTGTACAGACCAATACACGGTAACCCGTGCGTCCTCTGGTGGTTCCCATTCGGCATCGCCGTTAAGAAGAACTATCCATTCCCAGTTGTTGTTAGTTTGCTCGTTAAGCGAACGGTAGCACTCGTTAAGATACTTAGGGTCGTGACTAGGAGTGAATACGCTTATCACGTTTCCTCCAGTGGATTGTGTTTTTGAGGTAGATTGGGCCATAGAACAGACTAGCAATACAGAAACCGTATTGGTGGGTTTTGAAGCCATAAATTGTCCACAAAAAAGCGTTGACAAAAAGAATTACCCATGACCACCACACTTTGCGTCCAGCAAGATACGCACCGGTCATACCAATGCCTTCAAGAATAAATGACCACATTAAAAAGAATACTCTACGTTTGGGTATTTCTTTTTCATGAACTGCACCAGTGGCATCTTTTCGTAGCGTCGACATAAGTAGTCAAGCGATACAAACATGGGGTCGTAACTACCGTCACGTACCTCGTGTTTAACAATTATTCCTCGCCAGTGTGCGTTCCCCTGCGGGCCTTTATAGTCTTCATCATGGAGGTAGCATGCGCCCGCAACAAGGCCATGTTGGCTCTTGCCAGCGACGAATCTAAGCCCGTACGCAAGCGTCTGTTGGTGGCCCATCGTGAAACTATGGCCAATGGATTTAAGTCTCGCTTCAACGTTGCCTCCTAGGGGCTTGCCGGTCATTGGGTTGTAGAAGTAATGGCTGTACGCAACACCGTCCAACCACAGGATTTCTAAGTAAGGACTTACTTTCCATCCGCTTCGCTCGTAGTCGAGGTGGTCGGTGGTAACAACTCCCTCAAGTTGTGCATCCATTGAGACAGCACGGTTGATTCTATCTTCGTGGTTGCCAAGGAGGATGTGCCTCTCAGGGTTCCATTTACCGTGCCTGGTCTTACGACGATTCGCATTGAAGTCCGTGAGGGCTTGATTAAGTATTCTCCATGCTTCATTGGCTGCTTCTATGTCCTGTTTGTAACGGCGACCCTCCATAGCCTTCTTGCCTTTGTCATACATGGACAAAGACGGCATGTCTGCGTGGTCACCTAAGTGAATAATTTTAATAGGTTTATCGTGGAACTCGTCCACAATGTATTGACCAATCCATTTAAGATGGTCTGTTGGTACTCCAGCCTTAGCCTGAGTATCTGGAATAATTACGTGTGTTGTTGGTGCCTGCAAGGTAATTCTCCTTGTTTAGTCCGCCTTTCAGCATTCTAACACACAAGTTAGCAACAAACAACAATAATGTAATTTATCTTTCTGTTACTGCGTTTGCCACCTCAGCAGGGGTAATCGAGTACAAGTCGGGCCATTGCATTGCTTTGGGGAACCCTCCATACCACAAAGCACCGGCTACTAATCCAGAACAAATCCAAGTACGGGATTTACGTAGACAAATAGCGTCGGGAAGGAAGTTATCAAGGGCACATGAAAGTATGCTAAGATAACTGTATTTCAAGCCCACCTGAGAGCGAGCGAACCTCAACACAAGGTCTCGGTTCGTTGTTCTCGGTAGTTCCACTACCTCGAACGTGCCACCAAAAGCAGATTCATCAAGAGTTAAGTTGTCGGTGATACCCTTCGGTTGTGCTTGGATGATGTACCACTTACCGTCCACGTATCTATCCAAAATGGCAACGTGATTCCACTTTGAGTATTCTGAGTCGGGCATAAAGTGTTGCGCCCAACGGATACTCTTACCAATAATTCCTTTGGTTGAACAAAATACAAGGTCACCTGGATTCATCTTTTCCCTCTAGGTAATCGACACGTTCTTCTAGTGCCGCTAAATCGTAATCTTGACGTTGGTCAGTAACGTCTTCAATGTTCTCGTGACC